AGAGTATGTAAAGTTTGTTTTCCTAATAAAAGAGAGCAGATGAACAATACTATTAATAAGTTTAAAGAGTATTTACAAAATCAGCCATTTGAATTAATTACTGATTTAGATAGCTCAAGAATTTATGCTAGCACTTTAATTCAATGTAAATGTAAATACTGTGGAAAAATTAACAATAAAACTATTTATGATTATTTAAGGGGACGAGGATGTTCATGTCAATGTTCAAATACTCTTTTGACCGACGAAGAGTATCAAGAAGAGCTTGGTGATGAATATACTCTTTTAAATAATTATAAAGGAAAAGAACATTCAGTAATTGTAAGACATAATCTTTGTGGCTTTTGCTATAAAACTAATGCTAGGCATTATACGTGCCCAAAGTGCCGAGGTTCTAAGGGAGAAAAAGCAATAGCTTTTTTATTACAAGAAAATAATATTATATTTATTCCAGAATATAAAGTTAAAATTAATAATCATAATTTACGTTTTGACTTTTATTTGCCTAAGTATAATATTTTTATTGAATTTCAAGGAGAACAGCATTTTAAAGCTAAAAATTATTTTGGTGGAATAGCAGGACTACAACGTCAACAACAATATGACAATTACAAAAGAGAATGGTGCAAAATAAATAATTATAATTTATTGGAAATAAATTATAATGAAGATATAAAAACTAAATTATTCAATTACCTTTTAAAGTTCAACGACCATCCCTTAGGGGAGTAGATTCAAGCGAATCGAAGTGGAAAATATCCTTTTGTAAAAAGGATAATGATATGGTCTTATCTATGGAGAAATTCATAGCATTGTAATAAAGCAATGGTTAAAAATTAGCGATTTTTAATTAAAATTTTTGAAGCAGCGAGCATCACCATCGCTAAAATAGAAGAGATATGTAGGCTTCTTCCATGTCTAGCTAATGAGTTAGATTTGGATAGAGGTAAAACGACTAAAGCTAAGGATAATGTAAAATATGTATTTAAAAATGGTTCTACTATTGATATTCTTGCGGCAAGGGAGAGCTCGAGAGGGCAACGTAGGACGGGTAGAAAAAATTTTATTATGTTGTCATCATTGTGGACAATTTTTTAATATATTAGAAAAAGAACATTCTTCCAATTAAACATTAAACTGCCCGTTTAAAATCGCGGAATTAAGCTGGAACCCTGAGATGGGAATCAGAACCGAAGGCTATAGAAACTATAGTCAGGGGCAACGCATAGTGGGTGAAAAGATATAATCCCACCACGAGGCCGCGACATTTAATATAAATGAAAAGATATGCTGAACTTATAAAAATTAAATTATAAGAATTAAAAGATAAAAAACTTTTAAGATAACATTAATGGGTTTAATGGAAGAATGCGTTCTGATTGACCAGACTGCACTTAACGAGATCATAATCCCTACAACCAACGTTGACAGGCTTCTTTCAGATGGAAGTAGACATGAAGAAGAAGTTGTTAACAAGAGTCAAATATACATTAGCAATTAGTGTCGCTATTGAGTAATCAATAGTTGTAACCCCTTGAATTGCTGGAAAGCCCTAACGTATAGTCGAGGGTAATCAGCAGCTAAGCCTTAATCAAAGGAAAGTTCAACGACTAGTCTAAAGACGTACATTCAAGTGAATGGAAGCGGGGGGCTCCTAATAAAAATAGGATGAAGATATAGTCTACTCTTATAAGAAATTATAAGCAGTTCATAAGAGAACGCACATAGCTTAACGAACTATGTGGAATAAAAGGAACTACGGCAGGATACAAAAATACCTTTGCCTATGCTAAATTAGTAGAATTATTAATTCAATCTGTAGTAGAACCGGATTCTGCTATGATTATGGGTGGAACTTATGAGACACCTGTATGTGAAGGTTTATTAAGTGAAGATTTTGTAGAGCAACTGCGCTCACAAGGGACATTTAATGAAGATTCCTTTGACCGAGAGTATAGAAGCCTTTGGTCTGGAGATGTGGAGAATAGTTTCTTCTCATCAGAAAAATTTGACAAGCATAGAGTTTTATTACAGCCGGAGTATGAATATAGCGGCCGCAGTAACAAAAATGCTTACTATGTTATTGGTGTCGATGTAGGTAGAACGGAGTGTACAACAGAAGCTAGTGTATTTAAAGTTACACCTCAACCGCAAGGAACTGCGACAAAAAGTTTAGTATGTATTTATTCCTATGAAGCTGAACATTTTGAAGCGCAAGCTATAAATTTAAAAAGATTGTTTTATAAATATAAGGCGCGAACCCTTGCTATTGACGCAAATGGTCTAGGTGTAGGATTGGTAGATTTCTTAACTACATCACAAGAAGATCCGGAAACTGGGGAATACTTTCCACCTTTTGGTGTAGAGGGTGGAACTTTTGAAGAAGCTACAGAACAATATAAAAAAGTTCGAGGCAATAATGTTGAAGAAAATGCTTTATTTTTAATAAAAGGAAATGCACCAATAAATACGGAAGCTTATTCTTATACGCAAACGCAAATGGCTAGTGGAAAAATTAAATTTTTAATAGATGAAGCTGCCGCAAAGACTAAATTAATGAGTACCAAGATGGGCCAAAATATGTCATTAGAACAACGAAATGATTATTTGATGCCTTTTGTACAAACATCTATTCTTAAAGAACAGATGATGAATTTAGTTGAAAGTAACGAAGGAACTAATATTATCTTAAAACAGGCTTCAAGAGGAATAAAGAAAGATAAATTTTCTTCCTTCATTTACGGTTTATTATATATAAAGAGAGAAGAAGATCGCGCTAAAAAAAGAAAAAAGAGAAATATTGAAGATTTCTTATTCTTTTCTTAAAAATTGTGGTCAATTCTTATCAAAGTAATTAGGGTTTTTTTAAAATATTAATGTATTAAGGAGGCTTTAAAATGAAAGCTAGCAGAGGAGAAATTAAGATTTTTGACATTTTATCCGCAGCAGGATTAGATTTTAAAGAAGAATATAGTTTTCCCGACCTTGTAAGCACGAATGGTAGAGCTTTGCGCTTTGATTTTGCAGTCTTTGATGATAATGGAGATTTAGATTTTTTAATAGAATTTCAAGGTATTCAACATTACGAAGCTAAAAGCAAATTTGGTGGGATATCTGGATTGCGTAAGCAACAGTATAATGATATGCAAAAAAGAGAATATTGCCGTAAACATAATATTACTTTAGTAGTGATTCCATACTGGGATGAAGCAAGAATGAACTATGACTATATTATGACTGCGGCGGGCTATTAAAAAATTATAACATTATTAGAAAGGTTGGGTATATTATCTTGATTAATAGACGAGAAGAAATTAAGAAAAAAGGCTTTAATATGAATGCCAATATTGCTTCTATTGTAGAAGATGATTATTCAATTCCTCATAATACAGTTGATTTCTCAAAAATAAAAATTGGAGTTAAATCTTTAGAAAATGCAATCTTGGATGATGATAATTTTAGACGTCTGAATCCTAAGTTGGGAGATAAAACAGAAGTATTAAGAGCCATTATGAATGGTGACTATGATGCTATGCGCGATATTTCTAATTTTTTCTATAAAACCAGTGGTATCTATTCACGTTTATGCCGTTATATGGCTTATTTATATAGATATGATTGGTATATTACTCCATATATAAATTCTGATAAAATAACAGATGAAAAAATATTAGACGGTTTTAATAAAGCATTAACCTATCTTGATAACTTTGAAGTAAAGAAATTCTTTGGTGAAGTTGCTTTAAAAGTTATCAAGAATGGATGCTATTATGGATATAAAGTTCCTCAGGCGGATAGAATGGTAATTCAAGAGCTGCCGCCAAAGTACTGCCGTTCAAGATTTTCTGTTAATGGGCGGCCAGCTGTAGAATTTAATATGAAATTTTTTGATGACACTTTTAGAGATACTGCTCAAAAAATGAAAATGTTAAATCTATTTCCGCCTGAATTTAAAAAAGGTTATGTTCTTTATAAAGAAGGTAAATTGGTACCAGATTTTCAAGGGGATACCGCGGGTTGGTATTTACTAGATATTGAAAACAGTATTAAATTTAACCTTAATGATAATGATTATCCAGCATTTATATCTGTCATTCCCGCAATTATTGATTTGGATGATGCGCAGGCTCTTGATAGAAAAAAGATGCAACAACAATTATTAAAAATTATTATTCAAAAAATGCCAATAGATAAAAATGGTGATTTAGTATTTGATGTAGATGAAGCTCAAGCTCTTCATAATAATGCGGTTAGGATGCTGCAAAATGCTTTAGGTATTGATGTTTTAACTACTTTTGCTGATGTAGATGTTGCGGATATGGCAGATAGTACTTCTACTTCCACATCTTCAGATGAATTAGAGAAAGTAGAAAGAACTGTTTATAATGAAGCGGGTGTTTCACAGATGCAATTCAATACAGATGGTAATATTGCTCTTGAAAAATCTATTTTAAATGATGCTGCTCATATGTATACTTTACTTTTACAGTTTGAAGCATTTTTAAATGATTTACTTAAACCTTATAATAAAAATCCTAAAAAAGTTTATTATAAAGTACAAATGCTAACTACTACTATTTATAATTATCAAGATATGGCTAAATTATATAAAGAGCAAACTCAATTAGGTTATTCTAAGATGTTACCTCAAATTGCATTAGGTCAGAGTCAGAGTTCAGTATTAGCTAATGCTTATTTTGAAAATGATATACTTGATTTAGTAAATGTATTTATTCCACCAATGAGCAGTAATACAATGAGTGCGGATGCCATTGCTGAAATGAAAGAAAAAGGGACCGCCGGCCGCGAAGAAAAACCTGATGATGAAAAAAGTGAAAAAACTATTCAGAATAGAGAATCAATGAGCTAAAGGAAGTGGATATGGGCGCAAAAATAAATTTAGAAAATCAAAAATTTGGGCGTTTGACTGTTCTATATGAGACTCCAAACGATAAGCGCCCTAGTAAAAATAGAGTTTATTGGCATTGCAAATGTGATTGCGGAAAAGAAGTAAATGTTGAAAGTTATCATTTAAGAAAAGGGCAAACAGTCAGTTGCGGTTGTTATTCTAAAGAAAGAACTCTCGAATATAATAAATCTGAGAAGCACAGAAAAGAAGTCTCAGAAAATAAAACTGTTAATGAAATAGGTAATAAATATGGTCAATTAACTGTATTACAAAAAGCTAAAAATCGAAGATATGGAACCGCAGCTTGGTTATGCCAATGCAGTTGTGGAAATAGAGTAGTAGTATCAGGTCGCGAACTTAGAAGTGGAGATACTAAATCTTGTGGATGTTTAAAATCTAATGGAGAATATTTAGTATCTAAATTTTTAAGAACTAAAAATATTTCTTATGAAAAACAAAAAACGTTTAAAGATTGTATTAATCCTGTTACAAATGCTCATCTTTATTTTGATTTTTTTATTGCAGAAAAATTATTAGTAGAGGTTGATGGAGAACAACATTATGATGTCAATAATCCCTGGTATAGAGAAGGATATGATTCAATTAAAGATAATTGGGCAAAACAGCATAATATATCTTTAATTAGAATTAAATTTAATGAATTGGATAATATAGAATCAATAATAGAGGAAGGGCTAAAAAATGCAATATATGTCAATAGCAACCATTGATAGTCCTGAATTTATCAACTTACAGCCATTAGATATTAATCCAGGCCTTAGTAAATGCGAAATTAAAGTATTATATACTGGTAAAAATAGAAATGGTAGTTTTATATCAAAAGAAGTTGCTACTGAAATGTCTAAAACATTGCGTGGCGCTCCTATTGTAGGTTGGTATAGAGAGGATAAACAAGACTTTGGTGATCATGGTGAACGCGTTGTTTGCGATGCGGATGGTATTAAATTTGAATGTATGACAAAACCTTACGGATTTGTTTCACCGGATGCTGAAGTGTGGTTTCAAAATTTTGAAGATACAGATGACTTTGGAAACAAGGTTGTTAGAGAATATTTAATGACTACTGGTTATTTATGGACCGGTCAATACGAAGAGGCTAAATTAGCTTTTGAAGAGAGCGGACGTCCGCATTCTATGGAGCTAGATGGAGACACTTTAAATGGACAATGGTCACAAGACTTAAATACAGGTATTGACTTTTTTATAATAAATGACGCAATATTCTCAAAGTTATGTATTTTAGGTGAAGATGTAGAACCTTGTTTTGAAGGTTCTAGTGTTACTAAACCAGAAGTTAGTAATACTTTTAGTAAAGATGTAGATAAATTTAAAGCTACATTATATACTATGATGAATGATTTAAAATTTGCGTTACAAGGAGGAAAGACAATGGCTGAAATAAATGAAAAAATTGAGGCGGGAGTTCCTGCTGAAGATTTTTCAGCAATTCAGGACAAAGATGAAAAATCTGTTACAGAGAAAAATCAAGAATTTATAGAAGGTTCATCTGTTGAAAATGAAGTTGCAGATACTTCTACTGAGTTTGAAAAGAAAGACGAAGAAGAAGAAAAAGAGCAAGAAACCTCTGATAATGAAGACAAAGAAGAAGATAAAGAGGATGATGAAGATAAGGACAAAAAATATTCCTTATTAGAAGAAAAATTCACCGCTTTAGAGCAGAAATATTCTGCTATGGAAAAAGATTATCAGAGTCTTTTAGCATTTAAAAATAAGGTTGATAATGAAAAGAAAGATGCTTTAATTAATAGCTTCTATATGTTATCTGATGAAGATAAAAAAGAAGTTGTTTCTAATAAAGAAAAATATTCTTTAGAACAAATTGAAGAAAAACTTTCTGTAATTTGTTTTAGAAAGAAAGTTTCTTTTGAAGATAATGAAGTAGAGCAGAAAAATGAATATCAGTCTGTTACAACTTATTCATTAGACTCAACAGAAGACAATAGCGTACCAGCTTGGGTACAGGCTTGTCGCTCAGTTCAAAATAAGAATAATTAGGAGGATATATAAATGGCTGTTATTAGTAGAGTTGGTTTTGGCCAGGTTGAGCCAAATCATTTATCTATGACACATACTGGTCAGATTTATGCGCAGTTGCCTGCAAATAAAGAAATTAAGCAGTTAGAAAATGGTCAATTTGCAAAGTATGATATTGCAAATGGAGAAGTAAATTTTACAGGCGAAGGCGAATGGCTTTTAGTATTTAATGAAGTTAAATTATATGGTTATTACAAAGATGAATCTTATAAAGATTATGTAATGAAAGCAGATGCTTTTACAGAGCAGGAAATGACACCAAGATTAGTAAAGACTAATGTAGGTGATATTTTCACAACTAATACTGTTGGTGGTGCTGGTTCTTTCAGAGATAAATATGATGGAATCGACCTTAATGTTGGAGATACTGTAACTCC